TGCTCAAACATCATCTGTTGCTACTAGAGCAAACACTTTAGCTCCAACCGCAACTGCTACATCTGCCTCAACAGCAGTACTAGCCCAAACAGCTTCCGTTGCTACAAGAGCAAACGCTTTAGCACCAACAGTGACTGCAACATCAGCTTCAACAGCTATTGCAGCACAAACAGCTTCAATTGCTACTAGGGCAAATGGCCTAGCACCAACAGTTACAGCAACATCAGCTTCTACAGCAATACTAGCTCAAACAGCTTCTGTTGCAACAAGGGCAAATGCTTTAGCTCCCACAGTAACTGCAACTTCAGCTTCCGTAGCTGCAAGAGCAACTACTTTAAGTGCACAAGCTACAGCTTCATTTGCAGACGTAGCGGGCACCGTACATGATGGTAATATTACTGCTACAAAAATTGGAGCAAATGCCGTTATTACAACTAAAATATTAAATAGTAATGTAACAAATGCTAAATTAGCAAATGATAGTGTTACTATAGGTTCAACAGAAGTAGATTTAGGAGCTACAGCAGCTTCATTAACAGGGTTGACAAGCATTTCTGCTCAAACGGGTAGTTTTGTATTACAAGTATTTGAATCTGCTTCTACTATAATAACTTCTGGATCAAATATCCTAGGTGATAAAGCAACTGATATTCAACAAATTACAGGTAGTTTATTACAAACAGGTAGTATGGTTGTTATAGGTAATATTTCAGCTAGTGTAGGTGGGTTTAGTGGTTCATTCCAGGGAGATGGTACATTATTAACAGGTGTAATAGCTTCAGGTTCGATTCAATCAGCCTCTATTGCTGCAAGAGCTAATAGCTTAGCACCAACAGTAACAGCTACATCTGCATCAACTGCAATAGCAGCACAAACGGCTTCAGTAGCTACAAGAGCTAATGGTTTAGCCCCTACAGTAACTGCTACTTCAGCATCAACAGCAATTGCTGCTCAAACAGCCTCAGTCGCTACAAGAGCAAATGCTTTAGCTCCTACTGTAACAGCTACATCAGCTTCTGTAGCTGCAAGGGCAACTACTTTAAGTGCTGCGGCAACAGCAAGTTTTGCAGATAAAGCAAACGTTGCTGTAACATCAAATGTAATTCCTGTAACAGTAGTTAATGATGGAGGAAATAAATATGCATTTAATGGAGTAACTGCTCCAACTCTATCACTTAATAGAGGAGAAAGATATAGATTTGATTTATCTAATGCATCTAATGATGGTCACCCATTTGCATTCAGATTACTAGATGATACTTCTTATGCCGTAGGTGTAACTACAGTTGGTAGTGCAGGTAATGCAGGTGCTTATGTAGATTTTGATGTTAATTTTGCAACATCTGCATCTTTAAAATATTATTGTACATCTCATGGAAATGGAATGGGTAATAGGGCTCAAATAGTAGATGTATTAGGTGGTATAACTAGTGGCTCATTTAGTGGTTCTTACCAAGGTAATGGTGCTAATTTAACAGCAGTCTCTGCAATTTCATCATCAACAGCAGTGTTAGCCCAAACAGCTTCTGTTGCAACAAGAGCAAACGCACTAGCACCTACAGTAACTGCAACTTCAGCATCCGTTGCTGCAAGAGCAACTACTTTAAGTGCTGCGGCAACAGCATCAATAGCAGATAGGGCTACAACAGCTTCATTTGCCGATTTAGCAAGTAATGTACGTAACCTTTCTATTTCAGGATCTGGAGCTATATCAGGTTCATTATTAATAACAGGAAGTACAGCTTTAGCAGTAAGAATAACTGGTAGTACAGCTTTAACAGGTAGTATTTTCCAAACAGGATCATTTAATGTAACAGGTAGTACTATGTTATCTGGATCTTTAAGTATTACAGGTAGTACAAATATAATTGGTGCTGTAAGTTCAAGTGATACAGGTAGATTTAAAAGTTTAGGTATTAATGTTGCTCCTTCAGGAGTTGCTGGAGCTATATTAGCTACTAATGATGTTGTAGCATTTGCTTCTTCAGATGAAAGATTAAAGGAAAATTTAGAACCGATTGGAAGTGCAATTGAAAAAGTAGAACAAATAACAGGATATACTTACAATTGGATTCCTATGGAAGATATTCACGTATATGGTGATATGAAAGACATAGGTGTACTTGCACAAGAAGTTGAAAAAGTATTACCTGAAATAGTATCAGACAGAGAAAATGGATATAAAGCAGTTAAATATGATAAATTAACAGTTGTATTAATCCAGGCAGTAAAAGAATTATCTAATAGAGTTAAAACTTTAGAAAATAAATAACATAGTTATTTAATTTTAGTTAAAAAAAGGAGAACATTTGTTCTCTTTTTTGTTTTCATATACATGTTAAATATTTATATATAAATAAAAACGTTATGGCAATTAAAGAAACAAAGGTAACAAACGAGGAGTTAAAGGAATTAGAAAATTTCCAACAAAATATTAATGTTATAACCTATCAATTAGGACAATTAACATTAAAAAAATTAAACATTAATGAAGAAGAAGATGTTTTAAAAACAAGATATAAACAACTTCTTTTAGAAGAAAAAGAAATAGGAGATAAATTAAAAGAAAAATATGGTGATGCATCAATTGATTTAAAAACAGGTGCAATAACCAATAATTAATAATATTTTTAAAATTCTCTTATATATTTATTATTGATAAAATAAATTATTACAATGGCTGAAACATTATTATCCCCAGGAGTTTTAACACGTGAAAACGATCAATCACTTGTTACACAAGGGCCTATAGTAGCAGGCTTAGCAATGCTAGGTCCTACAGTAAAAGGTCCAGTAAATATCCCAACAGTAGTTACTTCATATAGTGATTACGTAAATAAATTTGGTGGATCATTTACAAGTGCAAGTATAAAATATGAATATTTAACAAATATTTCAATTAATAACTACTTCCAACAAGGAGGACAAACCGCAGTTGTTACTAGAATTGTATCAGCTTCGTATGCACCTGCAAGTACAGAAATAAGAGCAATTATGCATGCTAATTCTGCATCATTTACATTAGAAACCTTATCAGAAGGTGATATAATGAATAACTCCGGTAGTGTATCTACAAGTGGTTCATTAGTAAATGGTTCAACAGAAAATGTAAGATATGAAATTGCAAATGTCGATTCGGGAAGTGGTACATTTAATCTATTAATTAGAAGAGGAGATGATACTACAAATAGAAAAACAATATTAGAATCTTGGGTAGATTTATCATTAGACCCTAATTCACCAAATTATATAGAACAAGTAATTGGTAACCAAAGAAGAAATTTTGATACTGATGGTGACGGAAATAGATTTGTACAAGTTACTGGATCTTATTCTAACAATAGCCGTTTTGTAAGAGTATCTGCAGTAGGTTCACCAACACTAGATTATTTAGATAGTGATGGTAACTTTAAACCAGCACTTACTTCATCATTACCTCAAATAGGTAGTGGTTCAAATCAAGGAGCATTTACAGGAGCAGCGGGTAGCGTATTTGGAAAAGGTGCTAATGGAAATACAAGATTAAAAATGTATGATGAAATAGATGTTTCTTCAATTCAAGGACTAGAAGCAGCTTACTATACAGCATCATTAGACTTATTAAAAAATACAGATGAGTATGATTTTGAAATACTAACCATACCAGGTGTAACAATTCATAATGGTTCAGTTGCTACAAATGCAGCAATTGATTGTGTTACACAAAGAGGTGATGCTATAGCAATAATTGATACTAGAAATTATGGTTCAACATTAAACCAAGCAATAACTTCAGCAACATCAGTTGATTCAAGTTATGCTGCTACTTATTGGCCATGGGTTCAAGTACTAGGAAATGAAACTGGTAAATTAGTTTTTGTACCGGCTTCAACAGTAATACCAGGAGTTTATGCTACAAATGATAGATTAGGTGCTGAATGGTTTGCCCCAGCAGGATTTAATAGAGGTGGTGTAGGTGGTGTAATTACAACTGAAAGAAAATTATCTCCGGCAGATAGAGATAAATTATATTTAGCAAAAGTTAATCCAATAGCTCAATTTCCAGGAAATGGAACAGTAGTATTCGGTCAGAAAACATTACAAACTGCAGCAACTGCCTTAGATAGAGTAAATGTTAGAAGATTATTAATTGAACTAAAAAGAGTAATTGGTGATATTGGAAATACATTATTATTTGAGCAAAATACAGCAGCTACTAGAAATAGATTTATAAACCAAGTAAATCCATTCTTAGAATCTATCCAACAAAGACAAGGATTATTTTCTTATAGAGTAGTAATGGATGATACAAATAATACAGCTGAAGTGATTGATAGAAATCAAATGGTAGGACAAATATTTATCCAACCTACTAAAACGGCTGAATTCATTATATTAGACTTTAACGTAACATCAACGGGAGTTGAATTCTAAAAAATAAAAAAGGCAATATTTATAATAAACAATAGAAAATGGCAGTATTAGACCCTAACGAAATAATGTATACCGCTTTTGAACCAAAAGTTCAAAATAGATTTATACTATATGTAGATGGTATTCCAGCATATTTAATTAAAAATGTAACTGCACCTGGATTTGAAGCGGGTGAAATCATTCTTGACCACATGAATGTGTATAGAAAAATAAAAGGAAAAGTCAGATGGAACGATATGACCTTAGGTCTATATGATCCTATAACTCCATCAGGAGCTCAAGCTATAATGGAATGGGCTAGATTAGCACATGAAAGTGTAACTGGTAGAGATGGATATTCAGATTTTTATAAGAAAAATTTAACATTAGATATATTAGGTCCAGTAGGAGATGTAGTAAGTGAATGGGTTATCAAAGGAGCTTACTGTAAAACTGCTACATTTGGTGAATATGATTGGTCAGCTGATGCAGCTATCAATTTAGATATCACTATTGCAATGGATTATTGTATATTAAACTTTTAATTACCCAACCCTCCATACCTTTGAGAATGGTGCCTTTTTTGGCACCATTTTTCTTTTTTATATATTTATATCCGTAAAAAAATAAGTTTTAAAAGTATGGAAGAAAAAGTTACAGAATCAAAATTTAAGTTCCCAACCGAAGTTGTTGAATTACCATCTAAAGGATTAATTTATCCTAAGGATAACCCATTATCTTCTGGTAAAATAGAAATGAAGTATATGACTGCCAAAGAAGAAGATATTTTAACTAATCAAAACTACATTGCTAAAGGTACTGTATTAGATAAATTATTAGAATCATTAATGGTATCTAAAATAAACTACAATGATTTAATCACTGGTGATAAAAATGCATTATTAATAGCAGCTAGAGTATTAGGGTATGGTAAAGATTATGAATTTTCTTATAGAGGTAAAGAATTATTTATTGATTTAACTACATTAAATGATAAAAACTTAAATTCTAAAGATTTATTAGAAGAAGGTGTAAATGAGTTTGAATTTACCTTACCACATTCAAAAACTTCATTAACATTTAAACTTCTTAATCATGGTGATGAAAAATCAATTAATAGAGAATTAGAAGGTTTAAAGAAAATAAAAAAAGATATAGTTCCTGAATCAACTACAAGATTAAAATATATAATTACTTCAATTGATAGTGATAGGGAAAAAAAATCAATTAGAGAATTTGTAGATAATTATCTATTAGCTAAAGATGCTAGAGCATTGCGTGAAGAAATCCGTAGAGTTTCACCTGATGTTGAACTTAAATACTATGGAGAGGATGTAGAGGAGGCCATCGATATTCCAGTAGATATTACCTTTTTTTGGCCTGACGCCCGAGTATAGAAAAATTTTATTTTCTCAAATACATGAAATAGTATTTCATGGAAATGGTGGATATGACTGGCACACTGTTTATACTATGCCTATTTGGCTTCGTAATTTTACTTATAAAAAATTAGAAGAACATTATAAAAAACAAGAGGAATCACGTACTAAACAAAGCAATACATTAAAAAATGATTCAAAATTACATAGACCAGATATAAATCCATCTAATGTATATAATAGCTCAATGCCTACTAAAAAGTAGGCATTTTTTATATTTATATATGATATAATCTTATATGGCTACACAAGAAGAACTATTTAGAGACCAAGAAATAAACCGACTTCAAAAAGAAAGAGTTGGAATTAGTGAAAGGCTCCTTGACAACATTCGTGGTGAGGGTGATGTTATAGAAAAATCTGTAAAAGATTTAGCAAATAATGCAGCTCAACGTAGAAATATTTTAGACCAAACTAGAAAATTAAATAGATTAGCTCAAAATGCCTATAGCATTAATATTTCAGATTTAGGAACCCAAAAAGCTCTAGATACTATTACCAAAAACCGAGCAAAAACACAAAAAATAGTAAACGCTCTTAATATAGAAGGTTTAAGATTAGGGTTAAGCAATAATAAAGAACAACAACAATTAGGAGAAACTTTATTACAACAGGTTGTTGCTGCTAAAGATTTAGTAAAAGAATTTGATAATATACAAACCCTTTCAATTTCAATAGGTTCAAGTAAAACTTTTGAAAATTTAAATAAATTTAGTAATTTTTTAAAAACATTTCCTTTATTAAAAAGCTTTTCAGGTCCCTTTGAAAGGGCAGCCGAAAAAATAGAAGAAGGAGCAATTGCAAGTGCAAAAGAAGCACAAATTGCAATTACAACAGGTAAAGGACTTACTAAAGAAAAATTAAAAGAATTTGGTATAGATAAAAGGTTACAAGAGCTTGCTAAAGGTAAAGTTTATTGGGGGACTGCAGCAGTAAAATTATTAAAAAATCAAGAGGATCTACAAAAGAAAATTATATTTCCACAAAAAGTACAATTAGCAACTGTTGAAGCAATATCTAGTGTTACTGGTAAACTAGTTTATGGTATTTTTAGTGTAGGATTTGTTCAAGCTTTATCAAAAGTTAATACTCTTAATACTGAATTTGCTCGATCAACAGGTCAAAATGTTGAAAATTTCAAGAATTTAAATACTAGTTTAACTACTTCTATAAATGTACTTGAACAAGCTGTATCCGCAACCAAACAATTTGGAGTAAATGCAGATTCTTTATTCGGACAAGATAATCTATTAGGAGCAACAGAATTAACCAAATTATTAGGACTATCAGCAGAAGACGCTAATAACCTTGCTTTAGCAAGTGATGCTTTTGGTAGAAATGTAATTAAATCTAGAAAAGATGCATTTTTACAAGTTGGAGTACTTAACCAATCACTAAGATCTTCGGTAGCAGGAAAAACAGCAATAGAAGACGCTGCTAAAGCATCATCTGGATTAACTGTAGCTTTAGAAGGTTCACTTGTTGCTTTAACCTCGGCAGCTGTTCAAGCTAGAGCATTTGGTTTAAATTTACAACAAGTAGAAAGAATAGCAGATGGTTTATTAGATATAGAAGGCTCTCTTACCAAAGAATTTGAAGCTCAATCTATATTACAAATAGAAACTAATTTAAGTAGAGCTAGAGGGTTTGCCTTAACAGACCAAATGGATAAAGTAGTTCAAGAATTAGTTGCTAATGAAGAATTATTATTAAAATTTACTGAAGGAAATAGAATAGAAAGACAAGTTGTTGCTGGTTTATTAAATTTAGAAGTTGATGAATTAGGAAAAGCTATTTTACTGCAAAGAGGTTTAACCAATTTAACAGATGAACAAGTAAAAAGAGCCGCTAGAGTTAATGATGAACAATTTATGCAGCTTACTATTCAAGAATCTATAACAAATTCACTTGAAAAACTAACATCTATAGCAGCTAATGGTCTTGAACCAATATTAAGAGCAATTGTTAATAATATTGAACTTATGGGTGTTGCTATGGGTGCGTTTGCGGGAGTTGGTCTTTCAAGATTGATATTTCAATTAAGACAAGCATTTGTAACAATAGGTCTTATAAAAGCAGTAAGTAATCCATTACAATTTGGACTTTTTCTAGCAGCTATACCTGCTATAAGTGCCGTTTTAGGAGGTATAGCAACAAATAGAGCTAAAAATGTAGGTGATGCAATCCTTCCAGCGGGTAGGGGACCTATTATATCAACTAGAGAAGGAGGATTATTCCAAGGAACATCAAATGATGATGTTTTAGTAGGGCCAGGTCTTGCTAGAGGAAGAAATAGTGGTTTATCAAAAGCTGATATAGCATCCATTGCGAAAGCAGTAAGAGACGGAGCATCAGAAGCGCAAATAAATTTAGATGGAGGCAGGGTATCAAACAGATTACAACCAGCATTAGCAATTAATACAAGGAAGTACTCAGTATAAAATATTTATAACAAACAAAAATTAATATTATGGCAATTTTAAACGATTACAATAACCCTAAAAGTGGTCAAGGATCACTAATTAGATTCAAACAAGGACAAGTAACCCCTGCTGGAAATACTTATCAAGCTTACGGTAGAAATGATGAAACTGCTCTATATAGTTCAGCTTTACATAACGAATATTCTACAATTGGGAATCCTGATGTAAAGCTTGCTAGTAACCTTTATAATGCATCACAAAGAATACCATCTCAAAATTTAGACTTAACACCTAACCCTATTGGAGATGCTAAAAGTGGATTTCAACAAAAATATCTTCCTAATCAAGAATTAACCTACGAGCAACAAGTTGAAGCAGCAGATATTGCAGCTAGGGGAGGTACAGTAAGTAGAACTCCTGCAGGTAACAGAAATCAACCTAATAGAGGTGATATTAGATAAACTAAAAATAAATAATGTCTGTAAGACAACTCTATAATAATCCAGATAATTTTAAATTTAATTCTATAGACCAAAAATATAGTAAAGATATTAGAGGTGGTGGTTTTACAGGACAACCTTTTATAAAAAGGTCAGCTCCTGAAACTATAGCCCAACTAAATTCTTTAACTACAGAGGCTCTTAGTTTAGATTTTCCTATTCGTGGTGGTTCATATGAAGAACTAGCCGCTAGGGAAGACTTCGCTAGGATTGATAGATTCTTATTATCTTACCCTGAGGGTAAAGCATTTTTAGATAAACAAAGAGGATTAATGTTTTCTAATCCTAATGTAGAATCTGGTAGATCTGGAGGATTTTCTAATACTAGAGCATATAGTGATGGAAGAAACTTAATGACACAGATTGCTGAAGGGGGAACTGGTTTTCACCATCCAAATGCAGGAACAACTGTCCAAGATTTAGAATTTACACAAAATAAATATGAATATACTGTCGCTCATAAACCTACAAAGTTAAATAGATTAGTTAGTTTAACTACTTTTAAAATTGATAATAAAGCTATTGGTGATGAAACTTTTGATAGTGCCATAGCAAGGGAATTAGGAATTAATACATTTAATGAAGGTGAATTATTCTTTTATCCAGGTGGACCTGGTTCTCTTTATGGATTAGGACAAACAATAATCCGAAGAGCTACAGATAGTTTAGGTGTCCCTATTAATACACAAAAGGCACCAACATTTATAGGACCTAATTTTACAAGAGATGTAAAAGGAAATATTATTCAAGCTAGACCTATAACAGAAATCAATTTCTCTAATTTATTAGGATTATCTTCTGTATTTAATATTACCGATAGTGATAATGCCATAGAAAATGGAGATATAGGTACTTTAGCTCAACAAGATTCTGGTGATTACATTAGAGCAAATAGGAACCCAAATGGAGATGTTGTATTATTTAATAATTTTATGGGTTATGATGCAATTAAAGGAAGATTTCCTCGAAGATTAAAACCGGGATCTTTATTATCTGAAGTTACTGATTTTAGAAATAATGTAATTGATCCAAGTAGTGTAGCTAAAAGTGATTATCCTAAAAATAATATTGCTACTAGAGTAACTGTAGGTGACCCTGGAGCTAGACCTGCTAACCAAAGGACAAATATAAATGATGTATTTGCAAGTGGGCAAGATTCAATTAATTTACAAGATATTGAACCTAGGAGGGATGCAGATGGTACAGGTAGGTTTCCAAAAGATTTAATTAAATTTGCTTTTGAAACTATTAATAATGATCGAGTTGATACTACAACAGCAACATTTTTTAGAGCATTTTTAACAGGATATAATGATAATCATAATGCTGAATGGGCAGCAAATCGTTATACAGGTAGAGGAGAAAACTTTTATACATATCAAGGATTTGATAGAGTAGTTAATTTTAACTTTAAAATAGCTGCACAATCAAAACAAGAAATGAGATTCTTATATAGAAAATTAAATTATCTATTATCTACTTTATACCCAGATTATAATTCATCAGGGTTTATGAGAGGTAATATTACTAAATTAACTATAGGTGATTTATTTGTTAGAACACCTGGTATATTAGAATCATTACAATTAAGTGTTGATGATCAATATGCTTGGGAAATAGCAATGGGAGATGAAAGTAAAGATATGTTAGAAACACCACAAATAATGGATATAGGGGTTCAATTTAAACCAATACTTAATGTTTTACCAAAAACTGGTGCAGATTCAGCTATACTATTAACAAATCCAAGAAATAAATATTTTACAGCACTTCCAACTCCAGTAAGAACACCTACGGGTATAACTATACCATCAATAACTGCACCAATATTTACAGGAGATTAATATGGCAAGAAGATACGAGAACATAGGAACATACACTACAGATAATGGTAAAGTAATTTACTTACCGACTAAATATCCTTCTGTTGCTACTTCAAATGATGATTTTTATATTATAGCTCAAGCTACAGATAGACTAGATTTAATAGCTAATGATTTTTTTGGTGATTCTACATTATGGTGGGTAATTGCAATGGCAAATGATTTACCTGGTGATTCACTATTTACACCACCTGGTTTTCAATTAAGAATACCTGGTAACTTAAGTAATGCTGTTCAAGAGTTTAATGATTTAAATTCTTAAAATGTTATGCAAAATTTTAAAAATATAATAGGTACAGGATTTCCTGATTACATAAATAAGCAGATAAAAAAAAGAGAAAGTATTATTTCTCAATCTACTCGTAATAATTCTTCCTTAAATTATTTAAATAATAGAAATGCTTGGGTTAGATTAAGCTCTAGTGTTAATGTAAATAATTCGGCTGAATTAGCTCAATTAAATGTATTACAAGGAGGTACAGTAATAGCGGGTGGGAATAAAACAAGGATAAAAAAAGGTTTTAATGAAACTTATTCTAAAGGAAATTTAGATGATTTAGGATTTAAACCTATGCCTGGAATTACCAATGTATCAATAGGTACTGGAGGTAAATGGCAAACCTTAATGCAAGCAGACATAGAATTTACTTGCTATGATTTAGGACAATTAGATACAATGACTAAACTTTATATGAGTTTAGGTTATAATGTATTTTTAGAATGGGGGCATTCAAACTATTTTAAAAGTGATAATAATAGATTAGAAACAAATCCATCTACTGTTCCTTTTTTTAGTCTTAAAAAAGAAGAAGAATCACTTAAAGATAAAATCTTAAAAGATGCAACAACTAAAAGATTAAATACAGAAGGTAATTATGAGTGTATATTAGGTACGGTTTATAATTTTGGTTGGACAGCTAATAATGATGGTTCCTATAATTGTAAAATACAAGTAATGGGACCTGGGGGTATAGTAGAATCTTTAAAAATAAATAATTCCAGTGGTGTTGATTTTAAAATATATAATAATGAAGAAGATGATGCAACTAATTATGGATCAGATTTAGGAAATGCTTTAAGTACAATAAGAGATTTCTTTTTAGGTTTAGGAAAAATAATTTCTCAAACAGGTGGATTTAATTCATCTCAAGTTTTTAATCAAGGATTAGCAACAATATCACTTGATGATGAATTAAAAGAGAATAATATGCCAGAGGGTTTAACTTATAGGAGATTATTAAATACTATATTTAAAGCTGCACAATACCCCGGTCCTAGATTTGTTGGAGATACTATAGAAAGTGATTTTCCAAATGTTAAAAATGGTAATGCCCACCAATTAATATCAGGATATAGTGATCAGGTTACTGCTTTAAGTTCTAATTTATATTTGGGATATATTTCATCAACTACTATAGATTCACAAAAAAGATTTAGTACTTATATAACTTTAGGACATCTATTTACTTTAATTCAACATTTAGGAATATTTAAAACTGGAAAATCAACCTCTAGACCAATAATATATTTAGATTATAATCCAGGTAACACAATTATTAAATCAGCAAAAAATCAAGCTAGTGTAGATCCATCAACATGTCTAATCCCCTATGATTTAGATCAATTATTTGCGGATAATGATATTAATGTCACAGAACTAAAAGATGAAATTTCAAGTAAAAAAGGATCCGAAAGAGCCAGTGACACATTACTTGGCAACCCCTTTACAAAAGAAGGAAGAATTAGTAGAATATCCGTTTCTCAAAAAAGTAAAGAAATACCTAGTTTTAATGGTAAACTATTTAATATTTTAATAAATTTAGATTTTGCTATTGACACTTTAAAATCATTAAGTCGAGGACCTAATAAAGAAGTAAGTTTAATGGATTACATAACTTCAATATTAGATAATATTAATGTATCTATAGGAAAAATTAATTCTTTTAGACCATTTTTTGACAAAGATAGTGATTGTATAAGAATTATAGATGAGAACCAAATAATAGATGAATCTAAAGACAATGAAGTAATAGAGATAAAAAATTTTGGTACAAATTCTATAGTAACTGATTATAGTTTTACTTCAGCAATTACTCCAACCATTGCTAGTCAAATAATAATTGCCGCTCAAAATAGTGATAGTGATCTTGAAGAATTCCCAGAAGATATTTTTTCTTTTCAATCTCTTAGTAAAAACTTAACTGATAGACTAGCTGTTACAAAAACACCACCTATATTAAAAAATACAAAAGTTGAAAAAGTAACTGTAGCAACAGAAGAAAAAAATAAAAACAACGCTTATAAAAAGTTATATACGCATTTTTATAATGTTTATGAATTTGAAAAAAATATTAGTAAGGAAACTATTAATGAATTAACCAATGTTTATACAGATTTACTTAATAGAAAAGAAAATAGTATTATAATAAGTAATAAAAAGTTACCACCAACAAGACCTATACCTGTAGAATATACAGTAACCATAGATGGAATATCAGGTATATTACCTTACAGCATTTTTAGGATTCCTGATGATAGATTACCTACTCAATATAGACAAAATAAAAATATTAAAATGCCAGGAATTGATTTTACTATATTTTCAATTAACCATAGTATAGAAAATAATAAATGGTATACTACTTTAAGAGGACAAATTAAATATAGAAATAATAAGCTATAATGACTTATATACCTAAATCTTT